GCAGCGCAGTCGTGTATCTTTCATCTCGCGATGTAATCCGTATCGCAGGAGAATAACTTCTCCCCACGGCAAGACAGGGTTTACTAGTGAACAATATTGAACGTATAGACAGTATTCCCGAGGGTGGTAGTTGCACTGGACAAGACCTCAACATGTGGTTTCCTATGGCGGACAAATCTCAGCCAGGAAAATTCTCAGACAATTATCGCAAAGCAAAAAAAGATGCTGCACTTGCGAAGAGCATTTGCAAAGATTGTTCTGTTCGTTTAGAGTGTTTGTCTTACGGCTTGTATCACGAATCTTTTGGTATATGGGGTGGAGCGTCAGAACGTGAGAGGCATCAAATGAGAAGAAAACTAAATATCATTATGATTCCTAAAGTCCCCGTCAACCTACTCCTGCCTCGGTGACCATCTAGATGACAAATCCTTCTTTAGAAACTGAAAATTTTCTAGCCTTATTAGATGGTGTTCGTAAGGCTGGCTCTGGATGGATTGCGCGCTGTCCCTGCAGAAATGATGACGCTAATCCGTCTCTCTCTGTTGGACAAGGAATGGATGGTCGAGTTCTCGTTACCTGTCATCGAGGAATGTCCTGCAACGTAGAAGAGATATGTACTGCCGTTGGTTTGAGTGTTGCAGATTTGATGCCACGAAAAGACGATTCGGACTATCTACAGAACAAAGATTATCGTCCAGTTTCTCCACCAAAAAGCTCAGAGCAACAGAAAAAACCAGTGGTCGCAAAACCTACACCTTCAACAAAGCAAACATTGGTAGCAACCTACGACTACACGGACGAAAATGGAAAACTGTTATTCCAAAAGCTTAGATACGTAGACGAGAACGGCAAGAAAACATTTAGTCAACGAAAGCCCGACTCTAGAGGTGGCTGGGAGTACAGCCTCGGCGATATACCTAAGGTTCTTTACAATCTTCCCGCAGTTATAAACTCAAAGAAGTTTGATGCTGCCGTATGGGTTGTAGAGGGCGAAAAAGACGTAGACACGTTGACTGACGCTGGTTATATTGCTACAACCATGCCTGGTGGTGCTGGGAAATGGCTTGATATTCATACCGAACCCCTTGCTGGTTTAGTTGTGGAGATAATCGCCGACAAAGACGAGGTTGGATTAAAACACGCTTTAGATGTTTGTGAAAAACTTAAAGCGGTGGGATGTGACGCTCAAGTCTGGGTATGCCCAGAGCACAAGGACATAACGGACCACCTTGAGGCTGGAAAAGCTATTGACGAACTAGTTCCGTACATTCCAGAAGAACCAGAACCGGAACAAATGTCTGCGGATGGATTTAATGAAGTAGTTGTTTCTGAATCAAAGATTACAGACGAACTTTCTCCTGAAGACTTGGCTCTAACCAAGATTCAAGAAATCTTAGACAGAAGCGACCTAAATAATAAACAGAAGATAGCAAAAAGCGGTCTCATTCTCGCAACGGCAACTGTTTCTTTTACTTTAGATACGGGCCGTCTTGTTCACTGGAACGATTTTATTAATGAATCCGATGGAGACTCTTACGATTGGGCTATACCTGGCCTTATTGAAAGAGGAGAAAGAGTTATTGTTGTTGCTGCCGAAGGTGTCGGTAAAACAATGTTGGCTAGACAGGTTGCGCTTCTTTCAGCGGCTGGAATACATCCGTTTTCGTTTCAACCCATGAAACCAATCACAACACTTACGGTTGACCTTGAAAACCCAGACAGAATCATTAGAAGAACTGGTCGCTCTATAGCGCTTCAAGCCATGTCGCAGGGTCGCGTGTCTCGCCTGAACGCCGAATTGCTAACTCGTCCATCTGGAATGGATTTGCTGAAGGCTAGCGATAGGGCGATTCTTGAAGAAGCGCTTGATACGGTCAAGCCTGAGCTTTTGGTCATAGGTCCTCTTTATAAGGCGTTCTTAGACCCAGGTGGCAGAACTTCTGAGTCAATCGCATTAGAAGTTGCAAAATACTTGGACACGATTAGAACCATCTATAAATGCGCCCTATGGATTGAGCATCACGCCCCTCTTGGTACAAGTATGACAAGCAGGGACCTGCGTCCGTTCGGTTCGGCTGTCTGGTCTAGGTGGCCAGAGTTCGGTATTTCTCTCCAGCCAGACCCAACGGCATTAGGAGGCTACGTTTATGATGTACGCCATTTCAGAGGTGCTCGTGACGAGCGCCAATGGCCTACTAAAATAAAGAGAGGCGTCAGATTTCCATTTGAGGTCGTCGAGTGGTCTAAGGCTGTTAAATGAGTGACGAAAAATCAAAACCAATTACTACTAAAGAGTTTCTAAACGAAAGAGACATGCGCATTTTCAAGATGCGTCAAGCAGGAACTTCCGTAAATGAAATAGCCAGAAGATTTGGCGTTTCCTCAGCCTCGGTGTCTAGGTCTATTCAGCGCCAACTTGAAAAGATGAACAAGGAAGCCATCCTTGCCTACCCTGAGGTACTGAGAATGGAGCTGGAGCGTTTAGACAACCTACAGCAAGCAATATGGCCCATGACGCAACACAGACGCATAGTCGGTGACGATGGAACAGAAATGCAGATAGAGCCGGACCTGAAGGCGATACAGCAAGTTCTTTCCATAATGGACAGAAGAACGAAATTGCTTGGCATGGAGCAGACAAACGTGAACGTAAACGTTGACGGAACACTGAACCAGACAGTTCGCGCAACTATTGCTGGACAACCAGGCGTAACTATGCCTGCAGTTGGTTTCGACGCCGAATCAGAAGCAAGAAAACTGTTGGAATTGATGGCAATTTCTGGAGTGTTGCCAGAGGAGACTGTTTATGCAATTCTTAGAAAAAACCAAGAAGATGAAGGTTTGATTATCGACGCTGAAGTAGTATCTGACTCAACGGATGAGCCAAACTACAGGGACCCAAGCGATGACGATATCGAACAATGAAAATGACGAACTTGACAATATTCGCGTAGCTATGGACAAGGTTGCAGAAACCTTGACACCCACTGTCTCACCTTTAATTGACGCTTCAGACGGTCCAGCAGACAAACAGGTCCTTATTCGTACCAACGACTACGAAAGAGGCAGATGGAAAGAAGCTGCCAACATAGAGCAGGTGACCCTTTCTGCGTGGATTAGAAACATTCTTAATTCCGAAGCCAAGAGATTGCTCGAATGTGACCACCCAATGGAAATGATGCGTTTCTATCCTTGGGCCAAGATATGCACTAAATGCGGTAATCGGCTTTAGTTTGCGCATATCTTCTAATGGTATTATTTAATTAAATGTCTTCCGATAATGAATTCCCCATCCCTTTCGAGGAGTCCAGACGCGGTCTGGCGGCCAACCAAGAGGAAAAAGCGGCCGTAGGGCGACTTGGTCAGTATTTAGCTTCTCGCGGAGTAAATAGACCGACAATTGGCGAAGGACGTAAAAGAAGAAGACTCGGAAATATCGAGCTCCCCACGGGCGGTAAGCCGGGAAAAAGAAAACCTACCGGCTCCAGAATGGACGTTGACGGTGATGGCTGGGCAGATGAGGGAACAACAAAGCCAGTATGGGTCGGAATTGACGGTCAAGGGAAAAAGCCAGGGACTCCGGATTCAATAGCGTCTTCGTCTTCTGACAAGACACCCTCGCCAAAAAGACTATCTAGCGGCATGACTCAACTCTCGGAGATTGAAGTTTATGACTATGGAAACTTAAAAGCTGCAAAAAAAGTTAGGTCAACTCAGCCAAAGGGTAAAGAAGAAGACTACTGGATAGTTCTGGATAAAGATGGCGAAGTAAGGGCTTACTCATCTTCTGCGGTAGATGAAAAGCGCAAAAAACTTCTTGATAATTTTAATCAACAAGGAGAAAACCCTTTTAATGGGAAAAAATCACCACTATCTATAGATGACGTAGATATGCAGGATGCACTACGTAGCGCGCTTGGTGACGAAAAAATGAAAATCATTGCGGCATTAGAGACATGGTATGTAGAAGACAGAAACGAAGTTTTTCAAATAAATACACGCGGCGGCCATAGGCGAAGAGGCATTGCTGCTGAAATGTTTAATACCCACCGTGAGGTTTTTCCAGAAAGAGACCTTCAGCATAGCGACGCACTGAGCGAAGATGGAAAAGCATTTTCTGCAGCCTCTCCCTCGTCGGGAAGACTCTCTAGCGGTGCAGCTAGGCGCTATAACGCACAAAATATCTACGACGAATCAGCGGACTATAACGACAAGCGCAACCCGTCAGAACTTCTAGAAACTTCTCGGGACGGCAAAGAGTATTCTTCTATTCGTTTTAA